ACGTGTCGAGTTCTTCTGCACCGACCGGGACCAGCACCGCAAGGTGAACATCGGTCACAGCCTGGGCGGCATCGTCATCTTCCCTCGGCAGGCCCGGAACTCACCGACGGCCGAGGGCCGCTTCCTCAAGGGCACGCTCGGCCGTCGCCGGCACAACGGGCAGACGATACGCAGCCCGTACGTCAGATCGCTGGGCGACCTGGCGGCCGGCGTCGTCGGGACCGAGTTCCTCTGCCCGAAATGCGGAAGGACTCCCCAGATCAGGGAGGACAGGCTCAAGGCCGCGTGGCCCGCTCTGATCGCCGCGGGAATCACCGAGGTCGACATCAGTCGCTTGCCGTTCTAAGCGCGCTACAATAATCAAGCCCGTGTACGCCTGAGCGGGCAACCGAGGGGCACGAGTCGTAGAGAAAGAACCGACGCCCCTCGAATCAGGCGAGACAAGCCCACATTCCGGTGAGGCAGATGCATCATGCCCACCGGAGAATCACGTGGCTATCTCAGCCGAAATGGCGCACCACAGAGCACGTAAGGCTCGCGCCGACCAGCAAGGTGACACCGAAGCCGCGGAGCTCGCCGCACGCGATCTGCGCGCCACGAAGGCCGCCGAGTACATCCAGGCCCTGGTCGACACGGCACCGCCGCTGACCGATGAGCAGCGGTCGCGTCTCGCTGCCCTGGTGCAGCCGACCGGCGGCGCCTGATGACGAGCGACGGAGGTGCCCGGCCTGCGGCTAACAGGCCGGGAACCAGCCTCACCGTAGCCGAGGAGAAGCTGGTGCGCGCTGCTGCGCGCATCCTCGCTCGCCACCACCACCCTGACTGGCGCCCCACCGACGACGACCTCGACGGCTACGGGCGCGGCTACGGCGACGGCGTCCGCCAGAACGCCCGCGAGTTGCAGGACGACCCCAGGCATTGGCCACGGCTGCCGTCCTGCGGCCGATGCGCCCGCGCAGCCCACGAGAAATGCCTCGACCGGCGCGACGAACCCAACCACGGAGACATCACCTGCGGCTGCGGCTGCTGGACATGGGCGGCAGACCATGCCCGATGACCCGTACCAGCGCGTGCTCCAAGCGCTGCGGGGCTTCGGCAGCAAGGTCGTCGAGACCGGCCAGGGAACCGCCAGCGTCCAATGCCCCGTACACGGCGACAGCAGGGCGTCAGCGACCGTCAGCCGCGGCGACCGGCAGCCCGTGGTGTTCGACTGCCGCGCCGCTCAGGGATGCACCTACGACGACATGCTCGCCGCTGTCGGTCTCGACAAGGCCGAGCTGGGTAAGTCGCGCGAGGACAACAACTGGACTCCCCACGGCGACGCCACCGCCGTCTACCCCTACCGCGACGAGACCGGCCGGCTGCTCTACGACGTATGCCGCACCGCCGACAAGCAGTTCCCCGTCCGCGTACCCGACCCGACCAGCAAGAGCGGCTACCGGTGGAAACTCGGCGACACCCGGCGTGTCCTCTACCGGCTCCCCGAGCTGCTCGCCGTCGAGCCCGGCAGCGTGCCCATCTACCTCTGCGAGGGCGAGAAGGACGTCGCCGCAGTTGAGCGGGTCGGCAACGTGGCCACGACCGCCCCCTTCGGCGCCAAGGCGTTCAGCAAGACCGACCCGTCCGCCCTCACCGGGCACTACGTCTACGCCGTCGTCGACCGACCCGTCGACCGACCCGGAAAGGACCCCGACGTCAGCGGCGAGAAGTGGGCGGCCGACGTCGAAAAGGCGCTAAGGCCCATCGCAAAAGGGCTGAAGTTCGTCCAGGCCAAGACCGGCAAGGACGCCCACGACCACCTGAGCGCCGGACACGGCATCGACGAATTCGAGCCATACCTGCCCTCAGCGGAAGCGGCCGACCACCTGGAGCTGGCCGACCAGGCGTCAGTTCTGCTCGACCAGGACGCGCCCGACCGGACACGTCGCAGTGACGGCCCACCGGATGACCTTGACGAATTGCGGGCCGATGAACCGTCGTACCTCGAGGTCCTGCGCGCCGCCCTGGTCGACACCGACGGCCTGGACGGCATCCCGGACCCCGAGCCGATCATCGGCGAGGACATCATGTTCCGCGACTCGCTGAACTGGATGGTCGGCAAGCCCGGGTGCGGGAAGTCGTTCACCGCGCTGGACATGGCCGGCTGCGTCGCCACCGGCACGTCCTGGCAGACCTACCCGGTCGCGAAGGGCGTCGTGCTCTACCTGGTCGCCGAGGGCGTACGCGGGATCAAGAAGCGTGTCCGCGCCTGGGAATCCAGCATGGGCCAGCGGATGACCGGCGTGCACTTCCTGCCCCTGGCCGTGCAGTCGAAGAACCGGACCCAGTGGAACGCTCTGGTCCAGCTGGCCGCCGAGCTGCAGCCGGCGCTGATCGTGCTGGACACGCAGGCCCGGATCACGGTCGGCGTGGAAGAAAACTCGAACACCGAGATGGGCGAGTTCGTCCACCAGGCCGAGCAGCTGCGCGGCGCGTCGGCCGCGTGCGTGCTGATCGTCCACCACATCGGGCGCAACGGCGATACCGGCCGCGGTGCCACCACGCTCGACGGTGCGCTCTCCACGGTCATCAAGGTCACCAAGGACGACGACAAGGTGACCCTGGAGTGCCAGAAGAACAAAGACGGCGCCGAATGGGACGACATCGACCTGCGCGCAGTGCCCACGGGCGACTCTCTGGTGCTGATGCCCCACGACGGTGAGTCCCACTCCAGCGGCAGCGTCGGGTCCCGAAAGTGGGTCAAGGACTGGTGGGCGACCCACGAAGACGAACCGGTGAGCGTCACGACGCTGATCGACACCGTGGTCACCAAGACGACGTTCCACAGAGACAAGCTCGCCCTGCTCAACAGCGGTTTGGTCGTCAGGGAGGGCAAGGGTCGGGCGGTGCTCTACAAGCTCGTTCGCGACCCACAGCCGGGATAAGTCCCAGAGTCCCACCCTAAAGGGGTGGTGGGACTTGGGACTCGAGATTCCACGGTCCCATGGGACCGAGTGGAACCGATGTGGGACTTGGGACTTGAGGGGGAGGAAATGACCGACGAGGAATGGCTCGAGCGCTTCCGGCTCGCCGTTGCCGCGACGCTGGCTCTCAGGGCCAGGAAGGCCGCCATGCGGGCCGAGTTCGCGGAGCGGCGCCGGTACGGACTCGCCCAGCGGCACGCACAGAAGCTCGCACGCAAGGCCCCAACCAGCAAGGAGAACTGACCATGCAGACCGAAGCCGAGACCATCGTCCAGATCCGGCAGTCCGTACGCGGCATGATGACCTGCGCCCTCAACGACGACATGCCGTCCTGCGTGCGCCATGCCCAGGACCTGGCCGCCAAGCCCGGCGTCGCCGCTCAGGCACTCCTCGAGCTCGGAGAGATCCTGGACCTTGGCGCTACACGCCCACTGCCGGGAGACCGGCAAGGACGTCCTCAGGGTCTGGCAGGGCCTGTGTGTCCAGCTCGGCGAGCAGGACCAGGCCGTGGCCGACGCCATCGAGGAGGGCTGACCATGGACTGGTACGGACGACACCGCCTGAAGATCGCGCTGATCAACGTCGCGCTCAGCCTGGTGTGCCTCGCGTACGTCCTCATCGTCCGCCGATGAGCAAGGGCTGGGCAGGCGGCAGCACACGCAGGTGGCGACGCACCCGGGATGCTGTCCTGGCACGCGACGGGTACCTGTGCCAGGTCCGCCTGCCCAGCGTGTGCACCACCACCGCACCGCAGCGTGGTGGCCACGCCCACCACCTGCACGGTAGGGACAGGTGCGGTGGGTGCAGGGCTGACCTGCTCGACCACCTGGTGGCCAGCTGTGCCACGTGCAACCTCACAGTGGGTGACCCAGGTAGGCGAGGCAGTCCTCAACCTCGCAAGGTCATGAGGTGGTAGGGGTGCATTGCAACGCTCTGACCTGCTGGTTTTCCCTGCCTGGTCCTGGCGGACACCCGTCTCTCTGTCCCTTTTCCCTCTCCCCGATCACGCACAGTAAGGAAGGCAGATGACGCTCACGGCCGCCCCGCCGCTGCTGGGGTCCATTACGCCCCGGCTGTGGACGCCGCCGCTGCGCGAGCTGACGCCGGAGACGTCGTACGGCTTCGAGGTGATCGACTTCGCTCGCGACACGCTTGAGCATCCGCTGCTGCCGTGGCAGGAGTTCGCGGTGATCCACGGCGGCGAGCTGCTGCCGGACGGCCGGCCGCGGTTCCGCATCGTGCTGCTGCTGGTGAGCAGACAAAACGGGAAGACTGAGCTGCCGGTGGTGCTGTCGGTGTACTGGCAGTTCCGCAAGAAGGTGCCGTTGACGCTGGGCACGTCGACCAAGCTGGCGTACGCGAAGGAAAGCTGGCAGAAGGCGCTGAACCTGGTGAAGCGGACGCGCGCCTTCGACGACCTGCACGAGCCGGGGCGCAAGTGGTACAGGCGTACGAACGGCGAGACCGAGAGCTGGACGCTCGCTGACGCCCGGTACCTGATCGCGGCGAGCAACGACGAGGGCGGCCGGAGCCTGACGATCAATCGTGGTGTCGCGGACGAGTTACGCCAGCATCACGACTACTCGGCCTGGGACGCGTTTGAGCCGGCATGCAGCCCGTGGGATGCGCAGATCTGGGCGTTGAGCAACGCGGGATCGCTGAGGTCGCTGGTGCTCAACGACCTGCAGGACAGCGCCCGCGAGTTCATCGAGACGGGCGAAGGCGATAGGCGCCTGGGACTGTTCGAGTGGTCGGCGCCGGAGGACTCGGACCCGGAGGACGTCGACGCGCTGCTGGCCGCCAACCCGCGGGTCGGGTACGGCCTCGACCTCGAGGTGCTGCTGGCCGCGGCGGCGCGGGCGAAGCGGCTGGGCGGTGAGGCGCTGACCGGCTTCAAGACCGAGCGCATGTGCATTCGGGTCATGGTGCTCAACCCGGCGATCGAGCCTGCCCTCTGGCGCGAGGGTGCCGGCGCCCCGGAGAGCTTCGAGGATCTGCGCGGCAAGGTGGCGCTGGTGGCCGACGTCGCGCCGTCGATGCAGTCGGCGTCGCTGTACGCGGCGGCTGTGCAGCCGGACGGCCGGGTCCGGGTCGGCCCGGTCGAGGCGTGGAACGGTCCGCAGGCGACCGAGGAGATGCGCCGCGCGCTGCCCCGGCTGGTCGCCGGGATTAAGCCGCGAGCGTTCGGTTGGCTGCCGTCCGGGCCGAGCGCCGCGCTGGCCGCCGACCTGAAGGACCGTACGGCTGCTGGTCGCCGGGGCGAGTGGCCGCCGCGCGGCGTGGCGGTGGAGGAGATAAGGGGCGAGCTGGCGGCGGTTTGTACCGGCTTCGCCGAGCAGGTCGTGACGGGCCGGATCTGGCACACCGATGACCCGCGGCTGAACGATCAGGTAGCAACGGCAGAGTGGCTGAACCGCGGCGACACCAAGGTTTTCAGCCGCAAGGGCGAGGGTGACTGCGACGCGATCTACGCCGCGGCCGGCGCCGTACACCTCGCCCGGACGCTGCCGACCGGGCTGGGCAAGCCGCGCATCCTACTGCCGACCGTCCGCGATTCTTGATACGGAACGGTGACGTTTCGTATTAGTGGTTGTACCATGCGGCCATGGCCCTTGTCGATCGCGTGCGCGCGGTCTTCGGCATGGGCCCCCGCGCCACGTTCGACGAGCCACGGGCGGCCCGCTTCTCGCAGCCCTACCAGCCGATCAACGCCCTGATCGAAGGTCTGATGCGGGGCATCGGAAGCGTGGGCCGCACACAGGCCCTCGGTGTGCCGGCGGTGAAGCGTGGCCGCGACCTGATCTGCTCGATCTCGACGCTGCCGCTGGAGGCGGTCGACGCGAGCAATCGCGTGCAGGACCACCCGCTGCTGCGCCAGGTCGACTCCAATGTCGCCAACTCGGTGACGCTCGCGATGACCGTCGAGGATCTCCTCTTCGAGGCCGTCTCCTGGTGGCGGATCACCGGCTTCGGCTGGGACGGCTACCCGGTCAGCGCGGTGCGGTACGAGCCGGGCCAGGTGTCGATGAACCCGCCGTCCGGCTACGACAGCGGCTACCTGCCGTCGGGCCTGCCGACCGAGGGTCAGGTCTGGATGGCCGGCGAGCCGGTCCCTTGGTCCGACGTCATCCGCTTCGACAGCCCGAACCCGGCGCTGCTGGTTGCCGGCCAGCGGGCGATCGCGCGGGCGATCGCGCTGGACAAGGCCGCCGACCTGTACGCGGGCAGCCCGCAGGCACGAGGCTTCTTCACCCCGGCTGACCCGAACGCGGACCCGGGTGACGACGCAGACATCATCGCCGCGCTGGACGCGTTCGCCACCGCCCGCGGCGAGCGCCTCGACGGCTACGTGCCGGCGGCGCTGAAGTACAACCCGATCAGCAACCCGACGCCCGCCGAGCTCCAGCTCGTCGAGATGCAGCGCCGTGCCGACCTGCAGCTGGCGAATCTGCTCGGCATCGACCCCGAAGACGTCGGGGTGTCGACCACGAGCCGCACGTACGCCAACGCCACCGACCGGCGCAAGGACCGCATCAACGACACCCTCGCGCCGTACATGAAGGCGGTCACCGACCGGCTGTCAATGCCGGACGTGACCAAGCGCGGCGTCACGGTGCGGTTCAGCCTGGACGACTACCTCAAGGCGGACCCGAAGACGCGCGCCGAGGTGCAGCAGATCTACGCCGCGATGGGCGTCACGGATGCGGCCGAGGTGCGCGCCGAGGAGGGCCTGCCGCCGCGGGCTATCGAGCAGCCGGCGCCCGAGCCGCGCCGTGTCACCGCGACCGTGGGAGACCCCGTGCAGCAGATCGAGGCCGGCGACCGCGCTGAGCTGACCTTCGCCCGCGAGACGGGGCTGACCTTTGACAGCGACCTGGATGCCACCTTCGCGGTCGACACCGAGGCCCGGACGATCACCGGCCTGGCCGTGCCGTACGGGCAGACGGGCCGCTCGGCCGGGCGCCGCTGGCGGTTCGCGAAGGGCTCGATCAAGTACAGCTCGGTCAACCGGGTCAAGCTGCTGCGCGACCACGACAACAGCCAGGCCATCGGCAAGGCGATCCGCCTCGAGGAGACCGACGACGGCCTGGTGGCCACGTTCCAGGTGTCGCCCGGACCGCGTGGCGACGAGGCCCTGGCGCTCGCGCTCGACGGCGTGCTCGACGGCCTGTCGATCGGCGTGGACTTCCGCGACGCCGACTTCGGGCCCGACCCCGAGAACCCCGGCGCCCAGCTGGTGCGCCAGGCCGCGCTGCGCGAGGTGTCGCTGACCGCAGTGCCCAGCTTCGACGACAGCCGCCTCACGTCCGTGCGGGCGACCCGCGATGAAGGAGAAACCGGCATGCCGGAAGAGACCACGGAGACCGTGCCGGCCGAGCAGCCGGTGACCTTCTCTGCCGATCAGTTCGCACAGTTCATGGCGCAGTTCGGCCCGAAGTCCGCCGAGGAGGAGCGCCCGGTGGTCAACCCGACCACCACGGCCGTGACGAAGGTGAACGAGCCGCTGCCGTACCGCTTCGACCGGGAGGGCAACTTCACCGCCGGCGACTTCAACTTCAGCACCGACCTGCGGGACATGGGTCGTGCGAACGACCAGTACGGCGTCGACACCGACGCCGGCCGTCGGGTGATGGACATGATCCGGGCGGACTTCGCCACCGTGGCATCGACGAACGTGTCGTCGAACAACCCGACCTTGCAGCGCCCGGACATGTTCGTCGACCAGCGGGATTTCAGCTACCCGCTGTGGGACATCGTCAAGAAGGGCACCCCGCCGAACGGTATCCAGCCGTTCATGTTCCCGAAGTACAACTCGTCCGGCACCCTGGTCGCTGACCACGTGGAAGGCACGGAGCCGACGGCGGGCGCGTACACGACCACGAACCAGACGGTCACGCCGACCGCCCTGTCGGGCAAGGCGTCGCTGACCCGCGAGGTGTGGGACATGGGCGGTAACCCGGCCGTGTCGCAGCTGATCCGCAACCAGATGAAGCGCAGCTGGTTCGAGGGCCTGGAGACGGCCTCCGGGACGTTCCTGAACACGCTGACCGCGGCCACCGACATCAACCTCGGTGTGGCCGTGGTCGACGACGCGCTGGCCGACGCGTGGGAGGCGGCCCTCGCTGACCTGATGTACGTGCGCGGTGGCAGCACCCTGACCGCGATGGCGATCGAGCAGTACCTCTACAAGGCGTTCGTCAAGGCCGAGGACTCGACGGGCCGGCCGCTGTACGCGCAGCGCGGCCAGACCAACGCCAACGGCGCCTCGGCTCCCCGGTTCCGCACGCTCGACCTGGCCGGCGTGACCGGTCTGCCCACGTGGGGTCTCGGCGCCGGCACGGGCGGCGCGCCGAACAACTCGTGGCTGTTCGATCCCCTGTGCGTGTGGGGCTGGGCGACCGCCCCGCAATACCTGGAGTTCCCGGGCACCGCGTCGGGCGGGACATATGCGCCGCTCGCCATGGTCGACATCGGCGTGTGGGGCTACAAGGCGTTCGCCAACACGGACATCAGCGGCGTGCGCCAGGTCATCTACGACAACGCCTGATCGGGGGCTGACATGAGCAGGGACCGTGAGGAACGAGAGCGGCTGCAGGCCCAGATCACAGCGCTGCAGGAGCAGGTAACTGCGCTGAGCGCCGAGGTGGAGAAGCTGAAGCCGAAGCCCGCGAAGGGGGTTAGCCGATGACCGACTACACAGGAACGGACGTCGCGAGCAACGTCGGTACCGCCGTCACCGAGCGGTCCGGAACGGCCTCGTCGGACACCGTCCAGGCGGGCTCGATTGTGTTGTGGCGCAACACGGGTGCGGGCACGCACGTGGTCACCCTGACCACGAACAACACGGTGGGGGATCTGGCGGTGGCGGACCGCACGATCAGCATGGCCGCCGGGACGAACAAGGCCGGCCGGGTACCCCGCGAGTGGGGCGACGCCAACGGCAAGGTCGGCGTCGCGATCGACGGCACCCCGACCGAGGTCAAGTACTCCGTCCTCGGCGGACTGTAGAAAGCTCCCGCGGCGGTTGCGAGGGGCCTTTCGGCCGCCGCGGGCTCGACAGATGAAGGGAGGTGACCGTCATGGGCATCGAGGCGTTGAGTGCCACCACGGCGGAGCTGAAGCTCGGCCAGGAGTGGGTGCTGTCCGTGTGCGTGACGGACGTGGACGACGTCCCCGCGGCCGTAGTGCCGACCGTGGCGGTCACCCTCCCGAACGGAACGCCGGCGGCCCCCACGGCCACGGTGGTCAGCAGCGGCGTCTACCGCGCGGTGTACGAGGTGGCGGCCGCTGGGCGTTACGTGGCCCGGGTGTTCTCGTCCGGCTATGGCGCGGCCACGTTCGCCGCGTTCGTCACCGGCACCACCGCGGCCACGGCGATGCCCGACATCGAGGACGTCGGCGTCTACCTCGGTGAGCACTCCTACTCCGACGATCAGCTGCAGGACGCCCTCGACGCCGAGGTGGTGGCGCAGCGCCGGGTGTGCCGGATCCCGGCCGAGTACGACGCCGACCTGCGCCAGGCGCTGCTGCGCCGGGTGCAGCGCAACCTCGCGATGCGCGGGCAGCCCGGCGTGGTCGTGACCGACGACGACCGGCCGAGCTTCGTGCCGACCAACGACCCGGAGGTCCGGCGCCTTGAGCGCCCGCACAGGCGGCTGGTGATGGGCTGATGAGCATCGTCGGCAAGCGCCAGGACTTCGCGATCGCTCTCGGCCTGGTCGACGACGTGCAGGGTTTCGCGTACCGCCCGGCCAGCCCGAAGGCGGGCGACGCGTGGCCGATCTTCGGCGGCGGCGAGCGCGACGACGCCACCGGCCTGTTCTCGCACACCTGGTCGGCGGCCGTGTACCTGCCGCAGGACGAGCGCGCGGCGTCCGCGTGGATCGACGACCACGTCGACCTGCTGGCCGACACGCTCGCGCAGCGGGGCGTCGCGTACGTCGACGGCTTCAACCCCGTCAACCTCGGCACCGACACCAGCTACATCTACGGACTTTTGTTGACCACGAGGAGTGAGTGAGATGACCGTCGCACCCGGCGTCATGAAGTACGCGGTCGTCAAGATCGCGACCGTCGAGTACGCGCAGTACGCGCAGACCGCCCTGCTGACCGCCGAGACGCCCTCGCAGGTCTACCCGACGCTGGTGCCGGACGGGGACATCGTCGACGTCGACACCCCGGCCTGGTCGTTCCAGCTGGCCGGCGCGCAGCAGACCGCGCTCGCCACCGCGCTGCGGGCGGCGCAGGGCACATCCGTCGAGATCGTGTTTCAGGCCGAGTTCGGCGTCGGCAAGGAGGTCGCGACGTTCGACGCCCTCGTCCCGGCGATCCCGTTCGGCGGCACCCGCGGGCAGTTCCGGGCGTTCGACATCACGCTCGCCGTCTCCGGCCAGCCCGTCTTCACCGTCAGCTCCTAGTCGCACAGGAAGGCCCCACGCATGCCACGCATCAACACCGAGCTCGTCGCCGAAATGGCGGACGGGACTACGCACAAGGTGGTAGCCGACCAGCGGGACTTCGCCCGCTGGGAGGTGCAGCCTGACTCCGACGACAGCAACTTCCACACGAAGGCGCGCTTCCTGGCCTGGTCCGCGATGACCCGGCAGGGACTCACCACGACGCCGTTCAGCCGCTTCAACCTCGAGGACTGCATCGAGGTCCACGCGGACGACGACGAGCCGGAGGCCGAGGGTGAGCAGGGCTTGGACCCTGGCCGGCCGGAAGCATCCGCCGCCTCTACGTCGACTTCGCGCGCCGCACGGGCCAGTCGCTCGCGGAGGTCCTGACCTGGGATCCCCGGGACTTCGACACCTGGATCGACCTGGACAACGAGCAGACGAGGGGGTGAGACCGGTGGCGATCAGCGTCGACGAGCTGGTGCGCGAGCTACGCGACTTCCGCAACCGCCGCCAGATCATCAACTCGATGAAGGCCGGGATCCGCAAGCCGGTCCCGGCCGTGCGCAAGAAGATCCGCGCCAACGCCAAGGCCACCCTGCCCAAGGGCGGCGGCCTGAACGCCTGGGTCGCCTCGGTCCGCATCAACGTGCAGGTCAAGCTGACCGGCTACAAGGCGGTCGGGATCCGGCTCAAGGGCGGCCGCAACTCCGCCGGCGGCCGGTCCGACATGGACGCCATCAACCGCGGCCGGGTGCGTGCCCCGGCCTGGGGCAGGCGCGGCGCCGGCGACTGGCACACGCAGCTGGTACAGCCGGAGTTCTTCACCAAGCCCGCCGGCGAGGCCACCGAGTGGGCGGCGGCGGTCGACGGCGAAGTGGACCGGGTCCTGAACATGCTGCGGGGGGTGTGACGCATGGCCCGCGATGTCGAGTTCAACGTCACCGCCTCCGACAAGACGGACGCCGCCCTGGCCAAGGCTGAGGCCAACTTCCGGCGTAGCCAGGAGAAGATCAAGCGGGAGTCGGAGAAGGCCGGCAAGGACCAGGACGCCGAGATCGGCAAGCGGCTGGGCAGATTCGCCAAGCTGGTAGAGGCCGTTTCTCCGAAGCTGGCCGCTTCCCTCGCCAAGAGCCTGGCGTCCGCCGCGGACGTTGCCGGGCCGCTGCTGGTCGTGGGCCTCGCCGCCGCCGTCGCGATCGGTGCGCCGCTGATCGGTGCCACCGTCAGCGCGGCCATCATCGGCGCCGCAGGCCTCGGCGGCGTGGTCGGCGGTCTGCTCCTCGCGGCCAAGGACGCCCGGGTGAAGACTGCGGCCGACGAGATGGGTAAGCGGCTGAACGAGCGGCTCACCCTGGCCGGCGAGTCGTTCGTGCAGCCCGCCATCGACGGCATCCACACCATCGAGAAGGCCATCGACTCGATCGACCTGGAGCAGATCCTGGGCGACTCGGCGAAGTTCGTCGGCCCGCTCGCGCAGAGCATCGCCACGGCCGTGACGGACATCGGCAACGGGCTCGAGGATCTCGTCCACAACGCGGGACCAGAAATCGACGCCATCGCCAACGGAATCGTCACCATCGGCAAGGCGGTCGGTGACGGGCTGGAGTCCCTGTCCGACAACGGGGACGACGCCGCGGAGGCATTGAAGCTGCTGTTCCTGATCATCGGCTCTGGCGTCGACTCGGTGTTCCTCTGCGTGAACGCGCTCACCGAGCTGTTCGGCATCATCGAGAAGACCGGCGGTCTAGGGGTGTTCGGCATCCTGGCCGATCAGCAGGACGGTGCGTCAAAGTCCGCGCGGGAGCTGGGCGAGGCGGCGACCGATACTGCCAAGGCCCTGGTCGGCATAGGGACGAGTTCCACGGGTGCGGCCAACGGCCTGCAGTCGCTGTCCGAGCACCTCGCTGACGTGACCGGTACGGCCCGGTCGCTGTTCGGCGCGACTACCTCCGTGGGTGAGGCGATCGACCGGGTGACCGAGGCGGCGAAGAAGAACGGCAAGACGCTGGACGCCGGCACCGAGAAGGGCCGCGCGAACCGGGAGGCCCTGAGCAACCTCGCCACGGCGCTGCAGGCGCAGTACGACGCCACCGTCGCGGTCAACGGACTCGGCCCCGTCAGCGACAAGGTGGCGTCCGACAACCGGGCGAGTTTCATCCGGCTGGCGACGTCGCTGGGCGCCTCGAAGAAGGAGGCTGAAGAGCTGGCGAACAAGATTCTCGGCATCCCGACGAAGCACGACACGAAGATCCACGCCGACCCGGAGCCGGCCGTCACCGCCGCCCGTCGCGCCGCGGCCGCGATCAACGACATCCCACTCTCCAAGACGGTCAACATCACCGTCCACTACCGCGGTGACGGCTCCAACCAGAACTCACCCAGCATCGGTGGCGGCGGTGGCCGGCAGTTCGCCGCGTCCGACTACTGGTTGGCGAGGGACGACAACGGCGGCTCGTCGCGCACCGGCGGCCCGGTCCAGGTCAGCAACAACCTCAGCGTCTCGGTCACCCCGGATCTGTCCGGGATCCGCGCGGCGTGGCGGGCGGACATCCGCGAGAGCGAGAAGCGGCAGGCCCACAAGCGGCAGGTGGCAGCGCGATGACTGTGACCTTCGTGGCCGCCGGCACCGCCGCGACCGGTAACAACACCTCGGTCACCCCGGGCGCACCGGCCGGCGTGGCCGTGGGCGATGCGGTGCTGATCGAGGCCTCCATCCAGACCGCGTCGGTGGCGACGGTGAACGTGCCGGACGGCTGGCTGCAGATCGCCGTGTCCGGCGGGGTCGCGCTGTTCGGCCGTAACTGGCAGACCGGCGACAGCATGCCGCTGATCTCGTTCACCGGCGGCGCGGCCGGATCCGACACGATCGCCCGGTCGGTCGCGTTCCGCGGGGTCGGCGCCGACTGGCTCACCCAATCCGCGAGCGCCGCCCAGAGCAACGCCACGGCCGTCAGCGTCGCCTACCCTGCCCTCGATGTGCCGGGCCCCGGTCACGCGGTCGTGCTGGCGCTGTGGCGGGCGGACGACGCCGGTACGTCGCCGTCCGTGCCAGCCGGCTTCACCCTCGTCGGGCTGACCGCGGCGACCGCCGGGAACGACGCCTCCCAGATCGAGTACTACTCGGTGCAGACCACCGAGGTCGACGTCGGCGGCGGCACGATCACGCTGACCGGCTCAGTGTCGGCGGTGTCGCGGGCGCTGCTGGTCGCGCTCAAGCCGGCCGCCGCGATCGCCGTGCAGGAGCTGGACCTGTTCCCGCCCCGCACGCAGATCACGGTGTCCGGTCTGACGCCCGGCGACGACGTGGCCGTGTACCGGTCGGTGGCCGGGCAGCGGACCCTGCTGCGGGCGGGCTCCGCGACCAGCGTCACCGACCCGGCGTTCCTGGTCGTCGACGGCGAGCTGCCCTTCGGCGTGCCGGTCAGCTACGTGGCGGTCGTCAACGACTCGGCCGAGTACGCGAACGGGGCGAGCACGTACACGCTTCCCGGCGGCAAGGTGGCCCTGAGCGACGCCGTCACCGGGCTCAGCGCCGAGTCGGTCATCAAGGCCTGGGACGAGAAGGCCTACGACCGGCAGGCCAGCGTGTTCAAAGTGGGCGGTCGCAACGTCGTGGTCTCCGGCGAGCTGGGCATGTTCACCGCGTCGATCGAGTTCTACTTCGAGGCCTACACGTCGGGGCAGAACTTCAAGGCGCTGATGGCCAACGCCACCGAGGGCGTGTTTCAGATCCGGGTGCCGGCCCCGCAGTACCTCGGCGTCGACTGTTACGTCGCGGTCCTGGCGGCCCGGGAGCGCCGATTCTCGCAGGACGGCTCCGACGAACGCCGCACATGGGTCGTCGACGTTGCCGAGGTCGAGGCGTGGGCGTCGGAGCTCGAGGCGGTGGGCTTCACGTACCAGGACGTCGAGGACTACTACGCGCCGAACGGCACCTACGCCGACGCCGCCGCCGAGTTCGCCACGTACCTCGCCGCCGAGCAGGGCGACTACTCGCCATGATCGAGCTGAGCGACCTCGCGACGGCGATCCTGGCCCGGGGCAACCAGACCCGCTTCCTGCGGATCTCGTCCTGGTACGGCGACCAGCTGGTGGCCGACGACCTGCCGGTGGCGGACAGCAGCGCGCAGGAGACGATCAACCGGGCCGACAGCGTCCCGGAGCGGCTCACGTTCCAGGTGCCGCGGATCTCGCGGGGCGTCGACTACACGCCGATCGGCGTCGACCACCCGCTCGCCGCGAACGGGCAGCGCCTCAAGGTGGAGCTCGGCGTGCAGACCGGGATCCGCGACGACGGCACCCCGAACGTCGAGTACCTGCAGCGCCGCTGGTTCGTCATCTTCGAGTCGCAGCCGACCGGGGACACGGTCAGCGTCGAGGGCCGCGGCCTGCTCTGGCTGATCCAAGAGGCTCGCATGGTGTCGCCCTACCAGCCGACCGGCACCTTCAAGACCGCGATCCGGGGCCTGATCGAGCCCGCGCTCACCGTCGCGTTCGACGCCGCCCTGGTCGACCGGTCCGTGCCGTCCGGGATCAACTACGACGATGACCGGCTCGGCGCCGTGCAGGCGCTGCTGACCGCGTGGCCGGCGGAAGGCCATGTCACCGAGGACGGCTACTACGCGATCGGCCCGGCGACCGACGCCGCAGCGGTCAGCCTCGCTCTGACCGACGGCGCCGGCGGCACGGTCATCACGGCCAACGGCGACAGCACACGCGACGGCGTCTACAACGCGGTCGTCGCCCGGGGGACCACCAGCGACGGCGGCGTCGTCCAGGGCGTCAGCTACGACACGAGCAGCCCGGCCGGGATCGGCACACCGTTCAACGACCTGCCCGTGCCGCTGTTCTTCGACAGCCCGCTGCTGACCACGCAGGCGCAGGCACAGGCCGCCTCGGTGACCCGGCTCGCGACGCTGATGCGCAAGAGCGCCGAGGCGTACGACGTCACGATGGTGCCCCACATCGCCCTGCAGGAAGGCGACCGGGTCACCCTCACGACCGACCACTTCACCGCCCGGCCAGGCATCGTCGAGGGCCTCACCCTGCCGCTGCAGGCCGGTGGCGGCGCGCAGTCGCTGACCGTGCGGAGCCTCGGATGAGCTACGACGCCGTCCGGGCCATCGCGACCACCGCCAAGAGCGGCAGCACCTGCACCGCGGACATCGCCGGGGTCATCACCACGATCGAGGTGGCCCGGGACCTGACCGTCGCCGCCGGCGACGCACTGCTGGTGCTCAAGTACGGCGGCCGCTCGCAGTGGTGCGCGATCACCCGGCTCGCCACCGCCGCGCCTGCTGCACCGACGGATCCGACGCCGGCACCGCCGCAGCCCAGCCAGCCGCAGACCGGCCGCCTCGTGGTGCCCGCCTTCCAGACGGCCAGCTACCGGTCGGGCGGCTGGCGCACCGACAACGACGACGTCTACCAGGGCCAGTACGGCGGGCAGGGCAACCACACCGGGTGCGCCTTCTACGGCACGAAGCCGCGGTCGCTGGACGGCGCCACGGTCACCCAGGCCACGATCCGGGTGTGGCGACCCGACGCCGGCGGCGCCAACTCTGCGCAGGCCACCACGATGCGGCTGGTCACCCAGACCAAACGGCCCGCCGGTGCCCCGACGCTCGGCGCGAGCACGAGCGGGCCGAGCCTGCGCCGCGGGCAGACCGTCTCGGCGTTCACGATCCCGACCAGCTGGGCGCAGTCGATGGTCGACGGCACGGCGGGCGGGCTCGGCTTCTTCGAGAGCGACGGCAGCCCCTACGTGATCCTCGCCGGCCGGGGCCGCTCGTCCAGCTCGTTCGCCATGACCATCAGTTGGACCAGGTAAGGAGACCGCCGTGGGCGCTACGACGCTGGGTATTCCGTACCCGGACAGCACCGACAACTACCGGCCGAAGGAGGACATGCAGGCGCTGGCCGAAGAGGTCGACGACCTGATCACCGCCGCGCCGGGGGTGTGGGCCAACTACGTGCCCGTGTGGTCGTCGTCCGGCACCGCCCCGGCCATCGGCAACGGCACGATCTCCGGCCGCTGGGTGCAGATCGGCAAGACCGTCTACGTCAAGATCAGCCTGCTGTTCGGCACCACCACGACGTTCGGCACAGGCGGGTATTCGCTCAGCCTCCCCGCCGCCGCATCCACCAGCGTCGGCAGCGTCGGCGCCGGCTATCTGAACGACGTCAGTGCGGGCGGGGGCGGCCACTACAACGGCATCGCGGTCGTACGAACCGTCGCACCGACCGTGGCCCTCATTCTGGAGTCGAGTTCCCATGCGCAGGTCTCGGCTGTCGGCCCGATCACGTGGGCGAACACCGACGCGTGGACCTTCAGCCTGACCTACGAGGTGCCGTGAGATGGACCCGATGCTGCCAGGCGTAGTGATCACCTCCCGCGAGATCTACGACGCGGTGGTCCGGCTGACGGGCCGGGTTGACGTGGTGATCGAGCAGCAGACCCACACCGCCCAGATGACCCAGGACCACGAGAACCGGATCCGGGCCATGGAGCGCTCGCGCTGGCCGCTGCACTCGCTCACCGTCCTGGTCGCGCTCGGCGCGCTCGCGCTGAGCTTCTTCGGCAAGTAGGAGGCATCCGTGAAATTCGAACCGGTCCGCTGGATGACCCTCGTGTTGACGGTGCTGTCGGCGCTGGCCGGCACCGCGGCGCTCACCGACCTGCTGCCCGTGCGGGTGGTCGGGGCTGTCGGCGTGGCGATCGCCGTGCTCACCGCGGTGCTCGGCGTGCTCACCCGCGGCGCGGTGACCCCGCTGGCGCAGCCACGCGACGCCGTCGGTACGCCCCTCGTCCCGGTACCGAATAGGACCACGCGCCGATGACCAACAGCCAGAACGGCTGGACCATCAACCCGCCACTCGCCGTGCTCACCGTGCGAGGAGTGACGTTCGGCGGCGCGCACACCGGCGACGCCCACGTCGTGCTCGAGTACGTCGCGACCCGCTTCGACGCCGAGGTCGAGCGACTGATCGCGGGCACCTGCGGCTGCTACAACCCGCGGCTGATCCCCGGCTCCAACGTGTGGTCCAACCACGCCAGCGCCACCGCGATCGACTGCAACTGGCAGCGCCACCCACTCGGCGCCCGCGGCACCTTCACCGCCGCGCAGGTCCGGACCATCCGGTCGATCCTCGCGTTCTGCGGCGGGGTGATCCGCTGGGGCGGCGACTTCAGCAACGTCGACGAGATGCACTTCGAGATCAACAGGAACGCGGCGGCCGTGCACGCGCTCGCCGTCAAGATCACAACCCCGGAGGACGACATGCCCACCCCAGATGACTACGCCGACGCCGTAGTCGCCAAGCTGTCCGGCAAGGTGCTCGGATCCAGCGGCCCCAACTGGGCGCAGGACGTGGAGCGCACCGAGAACATCGAGCGTGTGTTGCTCGAGGTGCAGACCGGCGTCGCGGAGCTCAAGGCCGCGGTCGCCGCGCTGACCCCGGCCGGCTAGGCCTCGGGGTCCGGGAGGCGGTCGGGACGGTTGGCCGCGATCCACGCCTCCACGTCCTCGCGGCGCCACACGCTGCCCATCTCCAGGTCGTCCCACGACTCCGGGAAGGTGCGCTGCCGGCTGATGACGTACGCCCTCTGACGGGTGACGCCGAGGCGGTCGGCTATCTCCGCGGTGCCGTACAACCTGCCCTTGCTCACGCTGGAAACGCTAGGTACACCCCAAGTTGACGATGGCAGTTTGCGGAAACTGTTTGCACACGCTGTTGTCAGGTGTATCTTCTCCGTCACGGAGGTGGCGGGACGAAGACCTGCCGACGTGGCGCCCGCCACCTCCTCCCGAGACGGGAGGCGTAGATGGCAGAGCTGCCCAAGCGCGGCGAGCGGGTCACGGTCCGCTGGCCCGGCGGACCGTTCGATTTCGAGGTCGAGTTCGAGCGGCTGGACGAGGTGATGCCGGGCGCCGAGTCCGGCTGGCTCTGGCTCCGCGGCGTGCAGGTCTCGCCGGAAGGCCGGCAGCGGGGGGTGGCGAGGACGTTCTACGTCCGCCCGGACGGCGACGGGTACGCGCTGCTCCCGATGATCAAGCCCTGAAGCGGTTTGTTTCAAACCAGCGAGAGGCCCCGCACCGGTAAGGGTGCGGGGCCTCTGTGATTGCGAACGTGGGTGCGGAATTCGGCACGCCGGTGCCGACTTTCAGGCGCCGAGGATGCGCAGCCCTTCCTCGAGCGCGGTGATCAGCAGGCGTACCTGATCGGCCGACAGGGCATCGCTGACGTTCACCTGGATGCCGGGCGCCTCGCGGGTGCCCGTCGTGGTGTTGTCCGCGCACACCACGTTGACCGAGACCACGTCGCGGTCCTCGGCCTCGCCCTGGAAGACGATCGGCTTGCGGATCGACAGCAGGTCCTCGGCCTCGTGGGTGCGGATGTCCCACAGCTCGCTGAACTCCTCGCCGCGGTGGGCCCGCTCGCCGATGCACCACGACGGGCACGGCAGGAGCTTCGGTGTCCAGCAGGTCGTGCAGCCGTCGTCGTCGTGTTCGACGTCGGTCGCCGGCAGTCCGGTAGGTGTCGAAGACGGGCGGTCGGTGGGGTTGGTCGGTACGGTGCTCATGGGTCGGGACCTCGCTCCTGATCAAGGCCCTCGGTTGGTGTCGCAAGCACCCCGGGGGCCGACCTATCTAGATGCGTCCTAGCCTGACTACCGACCTGGCAAAAGTCAAGGCTGGACATTCCTAGATCTGACCCGGACACTAGTCGGCATGGACCTGGAGATCGTGGTCGACGAGTCGACGCCGCAGCATGTCGTCTTCACCTCCCTGACCATCACCGGTGAGGTTCGGGTGACCGTGTCGTCGAAGGTGGAGCCGAAGATCCTGGCGGCGTTGCACCCCGACATCGCGGCCGAGGTTGTAGCTGCCATCGAGGCGAAGCCGGCATGACCCGTGCCGTGATCTACTGCCGAATCAGCCGCGACCGCATCGGTGCAGGCCTGGGTGTCGAGCGCCAGGAGGCCGACTGCCGCGCGCTCGCCGTGCGCCTCGGCTTCACGGTCCTGCTCGTGCTGGTCGACAACGATCTTTCGGCGTACTCGGGGAAGCCGCGGCCCGGGTACAAGCGCCTGCTGGAGATGATCGCGGGCGGCGAGGTCGACGTGGTCCTCGCGTGGCACGGCGACCGCCTCCACCGCTCCGTCAGCGAGCTGGAGACCTACATCGGCGTCTGCGAGGCGCGCGACGTGCCGACGTACACCGCCACCGCGGGCGAGCTGGACCTGACCACCGCGACCGGCCGGATGCACGCCAGGATCGCCGGCGCGGTCGCCCGGCACGAGGTCGAGCACAGCATCGAAAGGCAGCAGGCCGCCAAGCTGCAGGCCGCGGTCTCCGGCAAGTGGGGCGGCGGCCGGCGCCCGTACGGCTTCGAGGCCGACGGCGTGACGGTGCGGCCCGCTGAGGCCGCAGTGGTCGCCGCGAGTATCGATTCGATACTGAACGGCAGCAGCCTGCGGGCGCTGGCCGCTGACCTCAACGAGCGCGGGCTGACCACGTCGACCGGGCGGGCGTGGCAGCCGTCGGAGCTGCGCAAGGTGCTGACCCGGGCGCGCAACGCCGGGCTGCGCGAGCACCGGGGCGCGATCATCGGCAAGGCCGAGTGGCCCGCGATCGTGCCCGAGGAAAAGTGGCGGGCGGCCACGTCCATCCTGACCGACCCCGCACGGCGCACCTCGCACACCACCGCCCGGCGCTGGATGCTCAGCAACGTGGCCCTCTGTGGCGTCTGTGGCGGCCCGTTGCGCGTCACCCTGCTCTCCACCACCCGGGGCGGCGTTCCGAGCTACACGTGCACCGCTGGGCGCCACGTCGTGCGCCAGGCGGTCGAGCTGGAAGCGTTCATCAGCGCCGTGGTCGTCGAGCGGCTGTCCCGGCCCGACGCGATCGACCTGCTCCGGCCGACATCCAAGGCCGTTGACGTCGGCGCGCTGTGGGCCGAGCAGACCGCGCTGAACACTCGGCTCGACGACCTGGCCGACGACCTCGAACTGGACGAGCGCACTTTGGCGCGCAGGACCAAGGCCCTGCGCGCCCGGCTGTCGGAAATTTCGGACACGCTGACCGAGGCGGGCCGGGGCAACGTGTTCTCCGGCGTGGTCGACGCCCCGGACGTCGCTGCGGCGTGGGACCGGCTGGACCTCGCACGGCGCCGCGGCATCGTCGACACTCTGATGACGGTGACCGTGCACCGTACGAAGAAGGGGCGCCCGGCAGGCTGGCGACCCGGCGATTCGTACTTCAACCACGAGACCGTAGAGATCACCTGGAGGACGATGTGAGCCGCGGACC